TATTTATAAAATGGATAGGTATTTGTTTCACCCAATTTAAATGTTTTATTAAATTCTCTAATATTCAACCAATCATCTTTATCAAGTATAAAATTAATATCACCATATTTAATAAAATAATTATCGCAATCAATGCAAAAACAGGGTTTGGCTGATTTATTTTTCATATTATAAATTATATAATATGAATGTCTTTAAGTTATTTATTTCAATTATATATAAAAAAATGTAATTTATTAGTTGCTATACGCTAAGCCGCCCCGAGTTAAACATATAACACCTTAAATATTTCTATTTAAGTTTGGACTATACCTTAAGTTATCATTGAAAGTTGCTAGCTTTCTCAAACCCATTCCATTATAGTCTCTGAACCTTCTCCATGTGCTAGCATTGTCGCACTTAGGAGCTTGGCTGCGGATTGTCCAATCCTTTTCGTTATTACTATGCCCGAGGTCATTACCCTGGGTATTCAAAATGCTTTCACACAATGAAGTAGTAGAAAAGGCTCTAAGGATGTTCCCGCAATTTAGAAATGTTGCCTCTAATGACACTAATAGTCATAAAGAGACTAGCTGGTTATATAATGCATTCTGATAATATTGGATGCATATTTGCTTTACACTGTTTATCCATACTAGGAAGCAAATATCTAGTATGGCAGCCAACTGTTGGGCACAGGCTAACTGTATGCCCGACATGACGCGTAAGACGTTGTAGTTGGTGGCGAAGACACGGACCTTGGCGGTCTTGGTACCTTCGACGGTGGCATTGGATAACACCAACTGGAGGGTAGCGTTATCAATGCGGGAGAAGTTGCAGGACCCGCTTGGTTGGTGTTCCTCAGGTCTCAACGCAAAAGAGTAGACGTTAATACCTGTATCAGGGTTGCGGGTGTGGTGCTGGAATGGCTGGACGAGGTCGAAGTATGTGCCTTCGCGCTCAGAGAAGCGATCCTGTCCGTTAAGCTGGAGCTTAGCGGTGACGACTGGGTTCTCACCCCAGCAGTGCATGTCGAGCGATGTCTCGGCAAGGACGAATGTGCCAGCATCAGAGACACCCGATGTCGCAAGGGCATCGAGACCAAGGTTAGGACCATCGTAGTTGTCATTGCCACCGCCAACGCCGTTATTCCACCAGTTGGTTGTGGCAACATCCGCCGAACCAGCAGCCTGGAATAAACCAGAGGCATCAATGAACGAGTTATTGACACCGTTAGCACCGTTAGCAGCAACACCTAAAGCACCACCGAACGCGTGGATGGCATTGGGTAAAGCATCGACGCTGTCGGTGTAGTTGAAGGGCTGGGCACCTAATGTGCGGTAGAGTAAAGATGTGCAGTCTAAAGACGAGCAGTAGTCAACGTTCTCATCAGGCTGGACAACCCAGATGAGCTCCTTGCAAGGGTGGTTGAAGTTGAGCTTAATCTTGTTGGAAGAGCTACCGACTGATTCATCACCAGTGAACTGGAGCTGCTCAATCAAATACTCGTGAGGGTTCTGAGCCATACGGCGGCGCTCATCAGTGTCAAGGAATACGTAATCAACGTATAATGAGGCAGCAACTAATGACTGGTTGTATGCCTGGGTGACCTTGGAGCTTGTGGAAGCTGCGTTAGCGCAGTTGAGGGTAGATACCGCCCATAAGCACTCATCAATGGGGCGAATATCAAGGTTAATCTTGACTTCGTGGTATTGAAGAGCAATTAAGGGGAGGGCAAGACCGGGGTTGCGGCAGTACCAGAACTGGAAGGGGACGTATAAGGTGGTTTCAGGAAGGGCATTGCGGGGAGCACAGACCTGGCGGGGAGCATTGCTGTCACATGGACCATCGACGTTGGAGAACGAAGGGTCAGTGATGAAAGTGAGCTGGGTGGTGTTACCGACCATCTTGTAGTAACCACGTTCCTGCTCCTTGGAGAGTGTGAGCTGGTTCCAGATGTGCATCCAGTCACCATACTGGCGATCAATGCGCTGACCACCGATTTCAACCTCAACCTGCGAGATCAACTGCTCACCTGGGAAATCTAACCAGCGGGCATAGACACCGTTGGTACCAGTGTTCTTCATGGCCTGGTTAATTTCAGGTAAAGTGACCTGTAAGTATGTGCGGTAAGCAAGATCACCATTGCGGCTGATTGTGCATGTGACACGGCGACCGAAATCGGCCTGACCGTTGAATGTCTGCTCAATCGATTCCATGGCAAAGTTGGTGTGGCGACGGTAAGTCACCTTCCAAAAAGTAATTTGTGGGTTACCCGTAAGATAAACATCCTGGGCACCGTAAGCGACAAGTTGCATTAAACCTCCTCCCATTTTATATATATTGCTAAAGAAAAAAAATAAAAAAAATAACTTAATTCTTTTTATTTTATCGTAATTATGAAATAATATTTTTTATGTCTATGTTTTGCTCGATAAAACGTCTTAAATAACTATCGAGAAACACTTCCTTTTTCCCTTCATGTTTTTTCGTAAATGTATATTTTTCGTCATTCTTCTTAATTTCCCATCCATTCTCTAAAGCATTATTTATGAATGCCATTTTCTGTAAAGTTAAATAATCTATGTGTATCTTTTCATTGCAATTAGTGTGTATTTCCATTAGTTTGTTAAGAGAAACTTATAATTTGTTTCTACCCTATTTTAAAATATCATTTTTGCTTAATATTTCTAAAGTAGTAATTATAAAACAATAACAAATATTATAAATTAAAAATAGATTACAATATAACAATATTAGAAATGACCATTTTTAAACCTAAAAATACTAAAAAAATATTTGTAAATCAAAATAGTATTGTTACGTTGGATGGTAAACATACTGAACTAATTGATGAGTTTGATAAACAGCAACATGAAACAATTCCTAAATTAAAACAAGAGAGAAATGAAATCATAGAGAGATTAACGGATGACCTAGAAATAGAAGAAAGATTAAATCTTGAGGATAAATTAAAGCAAATTAAATCACAAATAAAAGAAATCAAAAACAATAAAAAACGTTATTATTTGGATAACTCTAAATATATTTTTGAATATTTTGAAAATAAAAAACAAATTGCAGATGGTAAGAATAAAAGAAAAGTATTAGATAATTTTTTCAATGTAAAAATAAATGCAAATGAAACTAAACAGGATGATGTGATGACAAATAACATACAAAAGTATTTAAATAATGTAGATGAAGGATTTTTTGACATTAATAATTTTATAACTCAAAAGGATATTTGCCAGTATTGTCATAATGGAGAATTAGTACCTATAGAACATGAAGGCATATTAGTGTGCAAGACATGCGGCAAAAATGTAAAATATTTGGTAGAAAATGAAAAACCATCCTATAAAGAACCACCAAAGGAAGTATGTTTTTATGCATACAAACGCATTAATCATTTTAGGGAAATATTAGCACAATTTCAAGCAAAGGAAACAACACAAATTCCCCCAGATGTTTTGGAAAATATAAAACAACAAATTAAAAAAGAGAGAATTACTCTAAAACAAATTACAAATAAAAAAGCCAAAGAAATGTTAAAGAAATTAGGGTACAATAAATATTATGAGCATATACCATTTATTAAAGATAAACTAGGCATTAAACCTCCGATTATGCCACCTGAATTAGAAGAAACATTGTGTAATTTATTTATGGACATACAAGGTCCTTACGCAAAATATTGCCCAAACGATCGCGTTAATTTTTTAAATTATTATTATACAGTTTATAAACTTTGCGAATTATTAGAACAAGATAAGTTTTTACCATTTTTCCCACAGCTAAAAGATAAGGAAAAAATGATCGAACAAGATGAGATATGGAAAAAAATATGCGAAGAATTGGATTGGGAATTTATACCTTCAATCTAAATTTGTTTTTTTTTCTAATAACAAATTTATTAACAACCTCATTACCTCATTTATAAATTGCATCATTATTAATATGATTTTTTGTGATATATTGTGCCTGGATATGGCATAGATTGATATTTAAATGCCAATGAATATTTAATGAGTGGTGGCCAATATATGTTGTTATTATTAATGTAAATATTAAATGCATTCGATGAATTAATAGATTGGTTAACCGACGGAAATTTATGCATAGTTAATTTAGTATGATGTATATTGGATGGCAGATGTTCGGCTGATTTCGATGCAATATGTTTATTTGCATATTTGTTAATCAATTGAATGCTATAAATCATTATTAAACTGCCGTTAAGTTTGTGTAGTAATATGTAGTTATGTTTAACTAATATTTTATGAATTTATAATTCAATTATATTAAAAATACAAACTCATTTGAATATTCTTACTACTAAGCCCACATTTTTCATAAAAACCTTTGGTTTTTTCATTGCAATTTAATATAACTTTATAACATGATGATTGGTTTGCTAAGTCTATAAATTTTTCAATTAATATTTTACCTATTCCTTTAGATTGATAATCTGGATGTATAACAACGTCTTCAATGTGAGCAACATTTGAATAATTTCTCAAAAGTTTTGGCTCTATGATAATAGTTCCACAACCAATAATTTGGTTTGTTTCACAATTTTCTAAAATCCATACTTGAATAAATGGATATAATTGTTCAATATTTGAATATTGGATAGCAGCTTGATCTAAATTAATTGTTTCATTCGGGTTTAATATATTTAATATATCGCAATATGAAGTTAATTGTGATCTTTGCAGTAATTTGAAATCAAAATGTAATGACATTGCATGTATTTGCAAATAATATTTAAGTCATTCAATCGTTACATTAAATGACTTAAATTAAATAATAAATTTAATTTTTAATTATAATTGTTTTATTGGATAATAATAATAGGCTATTTACATTCTGGGGAAACCGACCAAGTTAGCACCAATACCGAAACCAGCACCGGAGCGGGCACTGACAGCCATCGCTGGGAGGTAGGTATCGAGAATGCTAAAGGTTGCCGCACCAGTTAAAGCAATTAAAGCAATCTCATCTAAAGCAAGGCTGCGCTTGCTGGGTGGGATAACAAAGGCAGCAATGGCTACCATTAAACCCTCAACTAAATATTTGATAGCACGCTTAAGAAGCTCATTAAGGTCAAACATTCCGCTCATTTATATTAAATAACAAGAAAAAAATATATATAATATATTGTTCGTTAAAAAGCTTAAAAATATTATAGGATAAAATATTATATATGTCTGTTTCTAAATTATCAACATTTTCTAAAGATTCTCGCCAGCGAGGCGTTGACTATAAGGTCAATTTAGATGGCTCTGAAAATCCTAAATATGTAGATTTACTCGATGAAGATAAGCCTATTGCTGGACAAAAATATTGCTGCGTTTCATTTGTTTCACCTGAACAAATCATTAAACAGCGCGAATTATTTTTTATGGATGAGTTCTTAAAGAATTGGGATTTTACTAAATCAATGGAAAAATTCACTCAGTTCCTAAATTTTGTTTCATATAAATACAATTTAGTATTTGATGATTTAACAGCTGACCTAAAGAACTTTGTTGAAGAAGAAAGAGCAACCCTTACAAGTGCTACATTATTGGATGATTATAAGAACTTTTTAGATAAGAATGAAGAGAGATTAGAAAAGGCATTTAATGATGCAGCTGAATTTCAGACATCTGTTCGCGGTCTAAAGGTTCGTGGTTGTTTCCCTACTCAGCAGGAAGCGGAGCTCCGTTGTAAATTATTGCGCGAGCTAGATCCTAATCATGATGTTTATGTTGGTCCTGTTGGAATGTGGATGCCATTTCATCCGGAGGCGTATAAGACTGGGCGAGTTGAATATTTGGAAGATGAGCTTAACCAGTTAATGCATGAAAAGAAGAAGAATGAAGAAAATGCAAAGGAAGAGTTTGATAAGCGTGTTAAGGAAGCAAAAATGAAAGCAATTGAAGACAATAAACGCAAGGCACTTGAGAGTGGAAATAAACTCACACAAACCATTAATGAGAATGGAGACTTAATCAGTGTAAAAGACATGAATACACAAGAGTCTGCATTAGAAAATAGCGAAGGCATTACTACAGCTGACATTCGCCGTGAATTATTTGATGGAGACAATGTAGTCACATCTAAAGGTAGCGACCACGGTTTAAGTAAATTGGCTAACCTAACATTTGAAATGGCTGAGCCTGAAGGTGAGACTGAAAGTAAGACCGACAATTAAGACATTTTGCAAAAATTACAAGTTACAAATTACAATAAATTATACAATAAATTGATATGATTATCTAAAATAATATCAATTTATATTAAACTAACTCTAACGCAACACACAATGACTAAGTGTAATTATTTTAATTGCAATCGCCGTCTTAAGCTGACTGATGTGGAATGTAGATGTAAAAATATTTATTGTGCGATTCATCGCTTACCTGAAGAACATAAATGTTTATTTAATTTTAAGCTATCTGATACTGAAGCAAAGAAAATAATAGAAATGAATAAATGTGTAGCTCCCATTGTATTAAAAATTTAATAAATGAAATAAAATGTTTCTACCATAAATAAATATGACTTAAAATTTTAGGATTATATAAGCCGCCTGATTTTTTTATTTCATGTTCAATCGCTTCTTTTCGATTGGTTGTTCCACTATGACGATTAAAATAATTCATCATTCTCTTTCGTGAATTGTGGTTTTTATATGCATATAATTTAAGTGGTGTTCTATCTTTATATTGTTCATAATCTGACGCTCCAAAATGTAAAACTCGAATTTTTTGAGTATCTAAATTTTTAACAAATGCCATGTATTTCTTTTCAGGTCTAGAACTTTTCTCAAATTTTATTATTATCTCTCTCATACGACCTCTTCCTCCTAACATGCGTTTCTTTCTTGTATGATTTTTTTCGTAATTAAAACTTCTTTTTGTTGAAACCATTGTTTTATATAATATATACCATCAAAATAAATATACATTATAATAATTTGATTTTAATTGACTACCATGCAGTTGATTTTTTAATACTTATTTTAGGTCCTCCACCACGTTTTTTTACAGAGTTAGGGTCATATGTTTGGTCGGCTTCATCATCTGAATTGAGGTCTTTTGATATTTCCCAAAATTCTTTTGAACCTAATCGGAAATCAGGATGGTTCTGTGCTTTATACCAAAAAATCTGATCTTGTAATTTATTTGACTTGGCATTATTATTAATAACGAGACATTCAAAATTTTCAGTGCATTGATCCATCACTTGACAAAAACTATCAAATGTTGGAAACATTCCTGCATAGTTTTCAAAAATACGTTTTCGGTTCGTTAAATAAGGTTCACGCAATATAAATACATAATCAATATTTGTTCGTAAATTTGGGGGAACACCTAATGGATATTGCATCGTAATAATAAGCATGATTTTCCAATGTCGTCCATTCATAAAAAGCAAACGCATCATTTTATCTTTTGTCCAAGCATTATCATATAAACAATCATCTAATATAACAAATGCACGCGGATCTATATTTGTTTTTTTATATTGTTCTTGTTCCTTTTTAATTTGTTTTAAAACCATTTTTTGACGCTTTAAAATATTTTCAATAATTGCACTATTATATTCGTCATGAATAAATAATTTTGGGACATGAGAACTATAAAATCCATTTCCTGCTTCTGTTCCTGAAATAACTGTCCCTATTGGAATGTCTTGATGATGAAATAATAAATCCCTTACTAAATAACTTTTACCTGTATCACGACGTCCAATTAAAACAACGACAGGACCTTTATTTTCATCCGGACGAAAACTAATGTGTTTCATATCAAATTTTTTTAATTCAAGTGTCATTTATAAAAATTAAGATATTATTGTTAAATAATCTACGCATGCATCACATGAGTTTGCCTTGTAAATTGCAAAACTTTAATTTAGTTTAAATTTAATATAATTTTTATGGATAATTATAAAATGACATTTGAGATTAATTATAGAAAAAAAAACAATTAAACTCTGTTTAATAATTTAGAAGATTTTTTAAATGTTGAGTCTATACAAAATTATATTCCAATATATAATAATTTTTTTGAGCTTAATGAAACAAATTATAATAATATTAATTTGAATAATAATTTTTCAATAAATAAAATTATATCAGTAAATGAAGACAATTGCAATACTTTTAAAACAGAAGTGATTGACAGCGAAAATGCAAAAAGTAAAAAAAATGTATTTTTTAAGTACGGTCCGTTATTAGACCCTTTTAAATACATGGCTGGAAAATATGACATAAATGATGAAACACTATTAAAACTTCCTAAACATAATTCGTCTAATAATTTTAATAAATCAAATGACGT